CTGTTTCATGATTATAGCCGTAAATGGATGGTACATCCTCTAAAGAATCCCCTGTCTGAGCCAATTCAGTCACTATCTTCTGGCCTGTAAGAGCTTTTTCTGCATCAGCTGTAGCTATCTGTGATGTAACCAGGGAAGCCTGTAATACATCTATATCCTTTTTAGATTTTACCAGACCCTCAACATCAGCTGTGGCATTAAAGCCTAAATTTAGGGGCAAGGAATCGCTTGTATTGGCAAGTTCTGTAATCGTCTGCTGACGGATCAGTCCTACTTCAGCATTGATCTTCTCTTCACTCTGATGGTTCAACAGGTATGTAACAGATTGCTGTAAAACAGCAGTTAAAGCTCCCAGGTAGACTTGAGTGTATTCTACACCAGATACCCTACCTGCATCATATTCTTCTGTAAGGTGTAATTTGACTGTTTTCATTAGGACATCAAATACACCAGTACCATCAATGGCAGTAGTGGTCAGAAAATTTATATTAGGAGCCAATGCCGTAGCTGATACATTGATCTCTTCAAGGACAGGTAAGGTCATGGTATCTCCTATTTAATATCTACATCTTTGTTTTGAGCCTGTGTCTTGGCTAATTCGAGCAGTTCAGCTTTTGTGAGATTTGGAAGTATTTCAATGGAAAACTCTTTAAGAAGTTTTCTTCTTTTAACAGACTGCCCATTAACAGTTACAGCATAATAGGCTGGATACACCCTATCATTAAGAACACCCAATAATACCTGAGGTACATGCCAACCATTCTCAGCATTGAAAGGTATGTATTTTTTAACACACCCAATAATATCATTGGATACTGATATGATCTCACCAGGCCAAGCTTTCTTTGCTGGATTCATATTAGAAATCCTTATACGCACAAGCTTATTAGCCTTCTTACGTGCTTTTTCTTGCTGTTGCATTACAGTTTCTGCTTCAGTTTCTGGTGTACCATTGAGTCTTGCATTTACTTTTTCTCTTAGTTTTTCTAAACCAATAGAAGGATGGTATGGTATGCCCATCTGGTCGGCTCTTTCTTTCAGTGTATCTATCTCACTCATGATCTCTGTATCCATCATATTCTCCTTTATAAAAAACCTACTCCCCTTCGGGAGAGTAGGTTTGGTTTATTTAGATTCTGGCAACACTGTAAAATACAGCAATTCTTTCAGGTCTAAGGACCATGAAACCATGATACCATTTAATGGACATGAACCCTTTCTCTCCAAAAGGATCTTGCCAATCAGCAGTCTCATAGCCAGGCTTTTTATGATAAATCGTAAACTTTGTAGATTTACCATTGGTTTCAAATCCGACAGTTGTAAAGGATTCACTACCAATAACCATAAGTGGGAATACATCGTAGTTAGTACCTGTGGTCAGATAACCAGCATTTGTACCAACAGCAGCTCCTGCTCCTGCCCATTTCATCATCTCAGGAACAATAATAATCCTGAAATTACCAACAGAACCAATCTCCCCATTCAGAGCAGAAGTGCCTGCAGCATAATGAGCCAAAGGAATAAAAGCAGGATTATCATGATGATCTTTCATTCGCTCAAAAGTAGGAATCATTTCAGATCCGCAAAGGAGAGCACGAGCTGCAGGAATAACTTTTGTATCAACCATACGGGTACCGGAGATGATCTTAGTCTCTTTTGGGCACCTGTTATTATCCAGCTCAATAGATAGAGCAGAAAGGTTAGCATATGTTACTTCACAAACACTACCAGAGTTACCAGAAACAGTTGCTTTAGTGGTAGCAGTTCCAGCAAATCTATTTACACTACCAGCACACAACAGTTCAATCTGGAGATTATCTTCTGTCATCTCATTGGCAGCTCTAAGCATCTCTCTATTAATGTGCATTTCAAGCTCTGCATCAGTATCGAAATCAACAGATTCTTTAGTGTAATCCCTAAAGAAACCTTGTTTTTCAAGGGTGCTTTCCAGCTCCAAACGGGTGAAACCAACACGGTTAACCCTACCACCTGTTTCAGACAAAGCAGGCATTTTACCTGCAATGGTTCCAACATCCTTGGATGATGCGTACATGTTACCAGCACCACTGGTAACAGCATAGGTAGCAGCAACAGCAGCAGTTACACTGGTAGCTGTAACAGCAGCAGCTACAGCAGTAGCTACCAAAGCAGCTGTAGCAAAACCAGCAGCATTGTCTGTTACAATGGAATCAGGTACCAATGCACCTTCAGAAAAAGCGTAAAACTTATCATGCACGGTAAGAGCACCAGCAGCATCAATACCCTGATCATTGGTATTTCGATCATCAAGGATGGGAAGATACAGGTACTGTTTAATTGTTTTACCCATGTGCTTAGGCATACCTATTACGGATGCCATAGGGCTGAAGTACTTTTCTTTTTTAAGCTCGATAAGAGCTTTTTTGTGGTAATAATAGGTCTGTAACTGGGTACCCATGGTAGAGTCGGTACCATCACCATACATATTTCCGGGAGTTAGTGCAGTAGCCATAATTTATTCCTGTGGCTTATAAGCCTATTGTTTTTGGGTCAAATTTTTCAAATTCTTCATCAGTCATGTTCAGGGGATTAAACCCTTCGGGTACAGAACCTATCTTTTTAGAGATGGTTCTGGTCGGTCCTGCAGCTTTCTTCTGTGCCCTTCTCTGTGCTTCCTTTACAGGATTCGTTGAAACAGCAGGAGTAATGGTACCTGTATTCTGTGTAGAAGTGACAGAAGTACCAAGAGCACCCTCTGCTTCAAGTCTGTTACCTGTAGCCTTGTAAGCATCAAGATCGGACATACCCTGTAATCTGCCCATACTTCGATCATACTGGACAGCAGCCATAACAGTATCGTAGACACCAGCTCTCACTTGCCCGTTCAATATACCTATGATATGGGGATTAGTTGCTGCTTCGTTTCTACTTTTCTCGTCCCATTCCTTTGTCACAATGTTGAGAGTTTTAGCATAAGTCGGTGTGTCTTTAATTTCATTAAGAACCTCATCAAGCTGTAGCTCTGCATCGCTTACGGAATAGTTAGCTGGTCTGTATGTTGTCTCTGCCTGGACATCAACATCCAAAGGATCAATTTGTTTATCTTTCAATAAACGGGTAACTGCCTCTGGATTTCCTTTATGTAAATCAATTAAGAAGTTAAGCTTCTCTTCATCAAGAAGCCCATTGTTCTCTAATGCTTTAAGTGCTTTTAAGGCAGGCTTCATACCTGCCATTTTATCATGGTAATTACCGCCCATCTGTAAAAACCGAATAGCATCATCGGAATTTTTGGGTGTAATTAGCCTGCCAGAGGCTTTGAAAGGAGCCATGATTTTTTTATATTCTGCTTCATAATCAATAGCTACATCAGGTTCTGTCTCTTTTACTGCAGCTTCTTTCTCTACAACAGGATCTGCTGTAACTACTGCTTCTGGCTTTACTTCAGGATCTTTTACATCTTCTTCAGTTGAACCAAGAGAAGGAATATCTTCTATATTAAGTTTTTCATACTCTTCATCAGACAGATCTACAAAATCATCATCTGCAACATTATCATCTACAACATCATCAGTATTAGGCATTATATTCATACTCCTCTTTCATGAGCAGATCTCTCTCTTCTTCAAGAGCTGCAATAGATTCCTTAGCCTGTTCACCCTGATGCAGAATAAAATATACAAACTGGTTAAAATGGCTGATAGCTGATAGTTGGTTATGCAGACATGCCTGGCTTGTGGGATTCTGTGTATGTTCAAAAGCTAAAGCATTTACCAGAGAAGCAGCATAATGCAATCTGTAATGATCCCGTATAACAAGCTTAAAATCCTTATTAGCCTGTAACCTTATGAGAGCATCAGCCAAGTTTACTGCTTGCTTAGCTACGGTAATCTGATCTACCAACACATCTAACTCACCCATGTTTACTCCTTTTTGTTATCAGTTAAACTGGCTTTAATAAAAGTATTACTGGCATCGTTATGAGCTTTTCTATCCTGCATCTCTAAATCTCTCTGATGGGATATTCCTGAATGTTTATCTATATATTCCAAATCTTTCTTGTCTGAATCACTGTGCAGGTTACGAGTTTTAGCAGATTCTGTTTCTGTCTTGGCACTGTTAAGATCTGCCTGGGAACCATCCTTAGCTCCCCGGAACATATTAGCTTGAGCTTCTGAGTTATGCTTAGATGTCAAAGCTTGCTCTTTAGCTATTTGTGCTTCAAGTAATGTTATCTGCAGTTCCATTTCCTTTTGCTGCATAGGATCAGGTTCAGGTTTGAATTCCTCAATTCTTTTAGCCATATCTGGCATCTTACGTAAACGAGCAATATCAGAAAGAATCATATTACGCAAGCCAGTATCCATATTATTTCCAGTAGTTTGCAACATAAATGCTAATTCTTCTGCCTTCTTATTATCCTCTTCTGGTGTACTGATAGTTAGCTCTAAATCAAAATTTCCAGCAAGATCATCTCTTCTGACAGTAATAAATTTTTCGTTAGTAATTCTTACAACTTCTTCCTCAGAAAGAAATACAGCATTCATGGCTATGATCTTACGACCAATATCTTTAATACCCTCTGCCAGACGTAGGAGTATTCCTGCTTCCCTCTTGCTGGCAGCATCCATAGCATCCCTACCACCACCTACACTATTACCTAACGCCTGGGAGTTAATACCGGATGTAAATGCCTTTACTCCTGTAAGACTTTCTGCATCAGTATTTTGCATACTAATCATATTATAGGCTGATTGGGGTATCTCAGGATAAACATGTTGATATACTGCTTGTCTTGGATCTCCCTGGGTATTGAATTCGTAATCATCACCCCTGGCAAATTTACGCTTGTTTACAGCGTCCAGAAAGCCTTGTTTGGTACCTGTCTGACTGTTGGCAGACTTGCCCATCAAATCAATCATTCCCCTGGTTACAGCACCTATGATCTGCTGATTCTCTTCCAGCAAGGTACCATCAGGTTCACCATACACAGAGCCTTTAATAGGCATATATGCCACCCCTACAAAGGGGTGTGTTTTAAAGGGGAAGGGATTCTCTTCCATGCGTATAAGGGTATTATTTACCCATGTAGCCATAATAGGTACAGCTATGCCTGTCTTGTGTATGTCCCAATTACCCCAATAAGTGTAAGCTACTATTTGTTTTCTTGGTTCATCTTTGAAGGAAAACGTCTTGTTATCTATGGACTCTTTAAAGTCAGGATCAGCAAGAGGATTGGACTCCTCTATCATGATATGCTCTAAATTCTTATATCTGCCATCTTTCTTTAGTTCAGATAAAGAGGTCTTGAAACGTTTACCCATGAATTGAACTTTAGATAAATCACCGTTACAAGAAGGATCAATAATAAGATTAGCTGATTCACATACTTCTAAGGTAGGTTGATTTTTCACCTCAACAATCCTGCTTATCTGCTGAATCTCTCCAGTCTCCTGGGGAGTGTATAACTGCCCTGTCTGCCGGAACAGCTCTAATACCTTTTCCTGCCCTGGAGTCATATACTGTTCATAAGCATCCCTGTCAGCTTCTTTCATCTGTATGAGCTGTGAATACTCCTCAAAAGCCTGTTGCTGATGTTCAGGTGCTATGGGTATAAACTGATAAACAGGCTCTGTTTCAACCATTTCCTGCTCTTCTGATATCCAACCTACTTCAACAAAAACAGTACCCTCATTAACAGCATCTCTAACGTATGCATCAATAAAAGCAACTTTTGGTATTTTCCTGTTAAACTGGTTATTGAGTACCAAAGCATTCTGCTGTGCTCTTAACCTATCGCTTGCTGTAATGGGAGATACATTGAATATGTCTGGTGTAGTAAGGAATGGTGCAGAAAGCGAAGAATACCTCCATTCTGCCTGTTTCCTGATAACCTTAGGCACAACATTAGATCTACCCTTAACCTTTACAGGACGTGCTTTTCCCTCTGTTTTAAGGTTATCTAACCAGGTATTCACTTTAGCCTGGTGAGAAGCACGATCTATCTCAGCATCTTCAAGATCCTGCTTTAGCTCCCTGAGTGTAGGAGCATTCTTCCAATCAGTAAGCTTCTCTCTTTCTTTAACTTCTGTCATAGTATCCTTTGAACCAAGAAAATAAGATTATACCCATGTCCCATCCGCATTTACATCTGTGCTCAAGATTGGCCTCCATGTACCAGCAATCATTACCCAAACCCTACCATTTGCAACGTAACTTGCCCCACTTGTATTATTGGATGTATCAGGAAAAAACCCTGTTGATATCTTTGGAGATGCAATTGCAAAGCAAGCTGGTAAGGTGTAATTAGTAAGCACAAAATCTGTACCAGAATTAAACCCACTAAGCATTTCAGGAGAATCTATCTCAAAGCAAGCTGGTTCGTAATAATCGGCATAAATAAAATCAGCCATATTAAGCTACCAGATCTAAAAACATGTTAGGATTACACCAAGGAATAGCATATTTCTCTTTTACTACCATCCATTCAGGAGCAGCAGCAGAAGGTAGTAAAGTTCCAGTTACAAGAGATAAACTATCTTTCCCTACAGCAGGTAACATTTTCATAGAAGCAACCTTACCAAAAGGGTAATTTACCTGTAATGCTGCCATAGTTGGGTGTTTTGCTAACACGGATAAATAAATATCACTTAATATAGTAAGATTGTTAGATGAAGGGTAGCTACAATCAATTACAGGCCGTCTATCTGCTTGAGAACTTGTAGTTGCTCCCGCTATCCATGAAGGTACAAAATCATAGGTACTTTGTGATATATAAAAAGCTCGATTTGTTTTATATGTTGTTGTTGAATAATCCATAAGATCCCAAGGGAACCTTATACACCCGACTACTCCTGTATAATTAAGCCACTGATTAAGGTAGTTCTGCCCACTTACCCATAGAAATTTTGCTGCAGCATCAGCTGCAACCCACAATTTTCCAGTTGTTGTTTGAGCACAGACTATTTGGTTATTATCAGAAGTATAAGCAGCAGCAGAGCCTGTATGTGTAGAAGCATCCCAAGTGTAATGTAATGCTGTAGTTAAATTAAAGTTAGGAGAAGAATAACTACAGTTAATTTTTACATAAGCCATTTCATCAAGATAAGGCCCATCAGAAAAGTTTTTTGAAATAACACACCAGGATACAGTTAATCCTGTTTCTGAGGTTACACCAACATCAAATAACCCCCAACCAGCAGCAATAGCAGTATCTTTTACTGCATTTACCAATAAATCTGTTTTAAGAGTATCTGGTTGCCAGGTCATTTGTAAAACTTTTAAGGCCATGTTATCACCTCAACACTAACGTATTCTGAACCATCAGATAAATGCTCTGTAACTTCAAGCTCTGCCCATCCATTGTGTACAGTTTTAACTTTACAAGTCTTAGTATCTTTGGGCCAATAGGCCCATGCTTCGGATAAACCAACAGGACAATTTATTTTATTACCCATTTGTTTATCTACCACATCACCACTATCAGGATCGTAAACTACCTTCATTATATCTCCCTAATATTTTACGTAAAGTGTACCATCATTGAAATCTCCTTCCGGTGGATCGGTTATGCCATATCGTACTAACCCTCCTCCCGGTGAAAACACAGATGCTTTAAATAACTCCGTGATCTTTAATGCAATAGTGGCATTGGTGGTATTCGTCCAATTTCTGATAATGCTGTATGAACCAGCAGCATTGGTAACACCTTGATATGCATCTAATCCAGATAAGGATCTTATAAGTATCCTCTCCTTTTCAAAGGGTGTAGGCCCTTCCCCAACCTTATAGAAGGCAACAACTTCATAAAGCTTTTCATCAGGTCCAACAAAAAAATCTCCAACAGTTACATCACATATTGCCCAGGAAACAGCAGTACCTGTAACCAGAGGACTTCCTTCTGTTACAGCCACAGTACCTAATCTTAACCACTCACCCTGCATAGCTTATCCTCCTTACCCACAATGGTATGTGCAGGCTATCAGTTTCGTTGTGCTCTCTTCATCGGCCCATATGACAGCTTCCAGGGCCTTGCCTACAGTGTAGTTATGCAGCAGGTCATCTGATTGTTTCATGGCATGGCCGGGTAAGTTTCCCGAGCAAAGATAATCTCCATTTTCAATATCGCCGTTATCTGCACATACCAGTATGCCACCTTCACCTACAGAGTTAACTTCTACCTGCTGGTATACACCAGCAGTCAACATATCAATATATACTTGATATTCAGGTTTGATTGTCCATGGGCCATCATCTATTAACTGTTCAGATACCAATGGATTTTTAGTTATACATGTCATAAGAGGTCTGTAACTTTCACTGACTACGCCCACAATCCGTTTATCTTGGGCTGTTGTGGTCTTTGCGACTAAAATAAGGTTCTGGCTAATATGAAAACACCAAGCATCTATGGAATAAACCAGTTGTCCTATTTCAAGATTTAAATCATTTGTGTAAACAATATGGGAACCTGTGAATGGTAATACAGATCCAGCAAAATAACCTTTTTGGTTAGTATAAACTCCCCAACCACCTGCAAGTTTGGCTTCTGCATAAACCCCTATACCGCCATAAGAAATAAAACTACCACCGGACTCAGTACCACCTAAAGTTTCTCCCAATACCCCAGTACCAGCATCAGAAACAAAGAAACCTCCCCAAGATCCAGCACCGCCTCTATTATATCCAGCCACAGCAGCCCCGGTTTGCGCAGGATTGGAACAATAGCCAAACAATGCAGACCCATTACCACTGTTTGATTTTTCGCAAACAAACCCAAGAACAGCACTACGGGATATACAAGAAAAATGTCCTGTTTGATCATTCCACTTGCCTGTTGCTACAGTGAATGCTGCAGTTGGACTAAGATCAGAATCAAGTTTAAATTTACCTGAATACAAAATATTTGCTGTTACTTCACCAGCTGCATTTATAGAAAAAGGAATTATAGGTATTGGGTTAGGGTTTGCTACAGTACTTGGGGTAACAATTTTAAATGTATTGCTTACAATAGTAAAATCACTGGTAGGTTCTTCTTGGCTATAATCAGCCAACAGCTTAACGCCACATATATAACCAAGGGCGTTAATTGTTACACCCCACTCACCTTTAATACCATCAGTAACAGTTTTGTATTCTTCAACTGTGGTTGTAAGATTACCTACGGTTCCTGTAAGTACTGTTCTATCCCAAACATACACACCATCAGCATCTACAATAATACCCATTAAATTTTCTACGATACCTTCATTCTCTTCAAATCTGGCTTTAAGAATTTCGTTATCATGAGCACCTGCTTCAACAGCTGTAGCATATACCCCTACATCATAATCTATATCAGCCTGGGCTAATACTAAGTCTTGTATGGTTGAGGTTAAAGGACCATCAAATTGAGCATGTAAATTACCAATCTTCTCAGTAAGAGATAAGTCTGCATTAGATACTACTCGTATAAATTCAGTGTATTCAGCACGATTAATCCAGTCACCATCAGGATTTTCTGTCTGAGATATTAAGTGTTCTAATATAGAATTGGCTTTTAATTCTATCTGACCTACGGAATAAGTTAAAACATCAAATCTGTTATCCCAATCAGTTGCATTTAATGAGAGGCTGTCAGCAGTTTGTATAATTTGCGTTGTTAACTCTCTTATTAATCCCTGTGTACCATCTTCATTTAACAGGTAATCTAACCTGTTTGATGTTGAAGTTATACCTGCTGCATTTATTGCTATTCCTGATTCTAATGTACTTACTTTACCATTTACATACGTTTCTAATGCACCTACTTTTAGGTTTATCGCATCAGCGGTTTGTTCAATGGTAGAGTAACGTATAAACTGACCATTTAAATCGTTGTATATTCTTAAGTACTCTATTAAAAAAGCCTGATTGGTTATATTGAGCATACCTGTAAATACACCAGGTAAACCATCAATTGTATTTCCTAAATTGAATAACCAATCATAAAGAAAATCATAAAGCAGACCTGAATCAATACCTGCCTGGGCTAAAATAGCTGCTAAATCCGCTGCAGTAATTTTAGGCAATCCAGCAATGGTTGCATTTACTGCTGCGATTTGAGCATCTGTGTATAAGCCTGCTGTAACAATGGAAGCAGCGTCACCTGTGACCAGATTGCCATCAGTAATACCAATGCTATTAGCCAAGGAATTAAGACCAATAACAGTAGCCATACCTGCTAAACCATCAGTGATCTTTTGGGATAATATAACTATTTCTGCATTAACAAGAGCTATTGCTTCAGTTACCTCTTCATCGGTGTACTCCATAAGATCATCACCGTCAGAGCCAACAAGAATAGAATTTTGCAGGTAATCTACCCTTGTCCATAAAGCCCTTAACTGAGTTAGATCTGTACGTATATCAATGGTTAATTGATCTAACGCTATTAAATCGCCCACTACACCCATCCATTACTATCAAATTGTTCAGCACTTTCTGTAACAGCAGGTATCAAAGAGTTACTGATGATCTTTACACACTCAGCCTCATACCTGTACAAAAAGGTATTGGTTAGGTGTGCTTCACCTTCCGCAGCTTTGGTTTCTTTACCCACATAAAACCTTGAGGCTACATGGGCCATGAGAGCTGTCCTTAAAAAAGAGGGAAAATAGAGGGGATAAACCAGAGGATCAAAAGTACCTGTAATCACAATCTTGGGATAAGCTGCCTGGTAAACAATACTGATGATCTTGGGTGGATCACTTGGTACCATGCTAATTACGTCTGGTTCAGGCAGGAATAGGCCATCTTTTCGACTTGCGATGTTAATGGGTATCTGTATCCCCATTTCATCAAAAGCCTCAATAAAACATATAATATCGTTATCTGGAGGGTTCTCCATAATCCCGTCAATGTATATCTCAGGATCACCGCCAAGGGGATTACCCATATGTTCTGCCCTTACATAATAAAGGGTTTTTCCCGGTCTCTGATGAATCACACACTCTTTCTTTCTAAGTATAAACCTTGAGTATAAATCCACTAAACCAAGATTAATAAAAGAAACTACTTTAGGGTATTTATCAGGAGTAATTGATCCAGTATTGGAATTGCCAATAGCCATATTAGCAAATTCCCCATATGCCAAGTCATTAAATAATTCCTGTAAAACAAACATATGTATTCCTTTTATTTGAGTATTTACAAACTTATAACTCAATAAATAACATTAAACAATATAGGAATCCATAGTAGCAATATTTTCTTCAACTCCATCAGCTTCCCAAATATCTGCATCTTTCTTTTTATGCAGGGTAACTGAATCATCACTTGGCCTCCAAACTACCAGTGAACCAAGCATAGAAATAGTATCTAAAAAATCATCATGCTTACTCTTAAAACCTCCCTTTGCTGCAAGGCACAGCTCATCCATGCACTCCAGCATTGGTGGTTCTTCCTTCAGTTCAGTAGGGAAATAAAACATACCAGATTTAAACCAAGGAAGAATAATATTAAACCTCACCATCTTACTTGTATTAGGTCTTATTCCTGGTTTATTTTCATTGTTCTCTGTAGCCAGATTAAAAAATATATTCCTGTCAATCATGCTTGTTTCAATCCAAGAAATAAATCCTGCCTGCTGACCACTTACTTCTACACCAACAGACAATGGTTTCCATTGTTGAGCCAAACGAAAAAGATCATCAATATTCTTATCCATCAACTGTTTCTTACAGATACCATCTACCCAAAACCAGTAGCCTTTGTTATTCAATAGCCATACAGATATAACTGAAAAATCACTTGCCTGTTTTTCACTTACAGCAAAGTCTGTGGTTATGTAACAGTTATAAGCTCCAAGGTTATTAAGAACAGAAGCTCTGTTATACCATCTGATATTTCCATCAGTTACCAACCTATCCTCATCTGACATAATCCTAAGCATAAGCTCCTGGTTAAAGTTTTCCGGGGAAGATAAAGCTTGAGCTTCATCATATTCATCTCTTACATAAGAATAAGGAAACCTATCCTCCCATGAACCCCTAAACTCTTTTACCGTACAGGGATAGTGTTCGCATATGGGATATACACTCGATCTCCATGCACCGGATTCCACAGCCTTATACAAGGGATCTCTTGCATTAAACGGAGTACCTAACCAGACCATCTTTTGAACAGTGGGATGTAACGCTTTAGATACTGCCTTATATACAGTATTTTCTATGGTCTTTATAATCGTTGCTGACTCTGCATCCTGGTCACTGATTAAATCATCAAGTACAGCTACCGTAGGTCTCTTACCAAGTTCTTTAGCTCCACGCACTCCCGTTTGAGCACCATATCCCTTTACAATTAGGGTATGCCCTTTATGGTTTCTAAATTCTATACGGATATCTGTAAATTTTCTTCCTGCACTAAATTGAGATTCATATGTGTTCGTATCCACATAACCTGCACCATCACCAACGGTTATCTTTCTATTGGGTATAAGTCTTTGTAGAAAATCACTATCTTGGTACCTGAACTCCACATTTCTTCTTAGATTCTTTACACCATTCTCTATGGAATCAGTTACATAGAGCATCAGATTGACTGAACCAAAACCAGGAAATACACCAAAGGCAGCTATAAACAATATCAAGTATTCACCAAACAGGGTTGTCTTTCCAACCCCTCTGTGACACAGAATGGCACATCTTCTATCTTTATTAAAAACCCTGTCCATCATCTTCAAATGCACTAAAGGAGTTTCATTATCCTCAGCACCACCATTAACTTCCTTGATAAAGTTTACAAACAATAAGGCTTCTGCCGAAGGCATGTAACCAACAAAAGAATAATCTGTTTCTCTTAACCACTCTTCCACTGTTTTCTTTGTGTACCTGGGTGCCATAAGCTATATATCAATAACCTCCTCATTTTTTATACCTGCATTGGTTATCTGCTTTATATTACCACCAGCAGCAATCAACTTTAACTGCTGACTTACCATCTTAGCCATAGCTTGTTGATATTCCTCAATTACACTACCCTGAGTAACCTCTATATCCAGTTCAAGCTTCTTAGTCACAGGAGCTTTAAGGTGGGTTAATAAACTATTTGCTGCAGCTGTCCTATCCCTGGCAGGTACACCAGGATCATTCATAATATCTGCTTGCACATTCAAAGCTTTCTGAAACAAAGGAGCATTCAATATATGTGTTGGTATAAGAGTCTGCTCAAATATAAGATTAACCAGCTTAGATTTATTATATGCAGTAGAGTAGCTGGCGATATCTTTCTCTTTCACACCATCGGCGATGAACTTTGCATACTTATCAGGAAAGGTACTCCTATAAGCATCCTTATTCGTAAAGCCCATAACCTTAAATCCAACATACCGTACAGCGTTAATATAGCTCTCCATTTTAAACTTGCCCATCTGGAGTATGTTGGTGTAACTAAGCAGGTTTTCCTTGAAGTTTTCCCATTCTTCAGGACAATTTATAATATTATTTATTCGCATGATTAATAGAGGATTAACCGATTTTCTCATATCGGCTGGAAGAGCAGCTTTAAACTGCTCTTCCGTTAGTGCAGATACCAATTACTTTGAACCAAGAAAAAGAGTATAGAACATATCACCACCTATCTAAGTTTGTGACCCCCATTGATATCAGCCACTATCACCACATTAGGTACAAAAGTTACTGCCTCGGCTATAACGTAGTTACCACCCAAATTACGTTGTTGGGTAGTTACCTGAACAACACAACCATTAGTCACTTGCATTGCTTTGGTTGATTTCATCCAACCCTCTTCTTTGGAGGATGCTTTACAAAGTAGAGTAAACATATCCCCATTACCCACAACCTCAATGTCTTTAACATTTATTTTTGCCCCTGAAACTGTTGAGTTATTCAGCGTTTTCATATAATCTCCTTTTATCATTTAGCCTCACTAAAACCATTAAGAGCTGATTGCAATAAGAACCCTAACAAAAACCATATCTTGTTCTTTATCCTTGCCAGACATATTTTAGCACCTACTTCCTCATTATAATTATTTGGATCTACACAGGAAGAGGTATCTTCCAGGGTAAACTCATTTAACAGTGTAACCTGTACAAAGGTTGTTTTCATACCAATGGTCATTATACAAGTTTCTTTAATAAAGTTATCCACATCCTCCTGGGTAACTGTATTTAAACCATTAAACTTAAAACCTGTATCTCCTGCTATAAGACTATCGGTTATGATAACTTCAATAAACTTTGTCATTACTCTTCTCCTTAATTAATATTATTATATACCCCTATAGTAAATATTCCCGTACTGCGTCACTCAGTCATATATTACATTACTTCGTAATGTAATACATTCCTTCCCTCCTTGTACTTCATATTTACTATAGGGGTATTACCAATTCTACTTACTCTATAGGGGATATATAGATATTATTTTTATATAGCAATAATTATTTTACTACATAGTAAAAATATATAGTATTGACAACAGCTAAATATATGTTAAGTTATACTTAACTCTCCTCTCTTAGTCATGCCAGTAATAAGCCTTATACCTAACCGTATAGGGCTTATTTCTTTTTATACCTATAAAATCCTTTCCCAAAAAAATCACTTAGGCGAAGATAGTCGAACTTTATTTATTTATATAGTTAGTCTTAACATAGTGGTGAGGTAGAAAAAGGTTAAATTTAGTCTTAATGTAGTGGGATTAAGTGGTAGGATAGAAAAGTATATAATTTAGTCTTGATGCAGTATCTGCTTAGAAACAGCGTCCAATCCGAAGTACCCCCCCATACTCGTAGATTTTAGCCCTTCGTTTTTAAGACCACACAACCGTTCCGGTGTAGGAGTGGCATAAGCCAAACAACCCCTGGTAAGGAGACTGCCATGATAAAATCTTTCAGAAGTTTTGTAGTAAGTCTATTTACAAACCTAGAGGGGGTAAACGCCATCCTCTCCAACTACGTCCAATGCGGCGTAGTGGTAAGCGGTGGTACCCTCTCGTCCTGCTTGCAGGATGAAAAGGAGGAGGCCCATAAGCGCCTCCTCCGCAATAAGCAATTCGAGGCAGAGCTCACTGCTCTGCCTCCTAACCCCTAACCCACAGGGCATCCAGCAATGGATGCCCTTAAAAGCTTACACAATAGACACACACAACAACACACAACACAACACAACACAGGAAGATAGTTGCCTCGAAGATAGAAGGTCTCTATACACCTGTATTGCCTATCACACATATGGTCCATATATGCCTCTATTTCGAGTTATTTATGCCCTAATTTTAACGTTTAATTTTAACACACACTTACTCCTTACTTCCCCTACATCCTACACACATACCCAATAAACTCCCTATATTCCCGTTATACTATCCACCCATATCCAACACCCATAGATATTCCCCATATACTCTATTCACCCTCTCAATAGCTTCTATACATCCTAACATACCTCACACAACACATCTCCCACAACGCTCTATATACCCCTTAATTTAGCGTTTACCCACATAGCCATACCAATACCTTCGCTACCCAGGAAGAC